GGTCGTGGTTCGGAGTGATGTATAGATTAACAAATGGAGAAATAGTAAACTTAGAAAGAATTACAAAATTAAACTTGTTAGAAGCATTAACTTGGTTAAGTTATGAAACAGATTTAAACGAACAAAATAAAGTAAACTTAAATGGTAGAGAACAAAAGCTATAACAATGTAGTAAATACATTAATAAGATTAGGTGAATATCACGAGCAGATATTTACTGTTTCAGTAGGTGATATATATGACGTAGACTTAGAGAAGGGAACTAAGTTTCCTTTGTTGCATATAAACCCAACATCAGTAGTTACAGGTGATAGTCAATTGACGTATAACTTTCAGATATTTATTATGGATATGGTAAGTGAAAAATCTGATTGGCAAACTCAACAACATTCATTGCTTACTAAATTGGTAAATACAAAAGATAATGAACAAGAAGTATTTAATCAATGCTTAGATATTAGCACAGACTTTATTGGAATGTTAAGGCATAGTGAGAGACAGTCATTAGATGGAGTTAATGACATCAATGCTCCAATATATTTTACGGATGGACAATTCACGATAGAGCCCTTCTCAGAAAGATTTGACAACTTATGTTGTGGGTGGACTTTTCAGATAGGAGTATTAGTTGAAAATGACTTTCAAACTTGTGATATTCCTGTAACACAACAAGGAGCAGGGTACTAATGAAATTTAAAATAGGTAAATATAAAATAGAAATAGGATTTTTTAAAATAACAATAAACTTTTAATATGGCAAACTTAATAACAACAATCTCTGAAGGTGTAACCTTAAATGGTTCTACAAGAGGTTCAACAAACACAGTAACAACAACAGGTATAGTAGACGTTATGGAACGTATAGTAACTTGTGTACATAGTCAGGTTACAACTATTGCAACTTTTGCAGCAGCTCCTTATACTTCAGCAGGTGCAATCGACGTAGACAGAACAAAATATATCCGAGTAACTAATCTAAGTGATACAGAAGTTGTAGACATAGCGATAGTAACAACAAACACCAACTATCAGGTAGTATTAACAGCAGGTAATTCTCATATATTATGTCAAGCAGATACAACAGCAAAAGGTGAAGCTGATACATCACCTGCTTTTACTACACTAGAAAATGTTACAAGTATTCAAATAAAACCAAGAGGTTCAGCAGATGCTCAGGTAGAATTATTTGTAGGGCTTGTATAATGAAAACTGAGAATATAGAAAGGTATCTAAATAGTTTCGGAAAGCAGGTTGTAAATAGAGCAAAGGGTAATTTACAAAAAGCTAAAGGAGGTGGAACTGCATTAGAAAATTCATTACGCTTTGAAATTATTGAAGATGGTGATGGGTTTACGGTACAATTCTATATGTCTTATTATGGAGAATTTGTAGACAAAGGGGTTTCAGGAACAAAAGTCAATCAGAAATATAAAACTTATGAAGGTAAGACAGTTTCAAGCCCATATAAATATACAAGAAAACAACCACCAAGTGGAGTATTAGATAAATGGGTAGTAAGAAAAGGAATAGCACCAAGAGATAAGGGAGGTAAATTTATTGCACGAAAAAGTTTAGTGTTCCTTATTGCTAGAAAAATAAAAAGAGATGGTATTAAGAGTTTAAGCTTTTTCCAAAAACCTTTAGGTCTTGGATTAAAGCAATTTGGCACAGAATTACTAGACAATGTAGCCGAAGATATTTTAAATACTTTAGATCAAGAAACAATAACACAAGTAATATAATGCCAATAATAATAGAACAAAAACCAAGATATCAGAATTTGCCTGTTGGACAAGAGGTGATATTTGCAGTAGCCGAGAATACAATAGTAGCTGAACAAGCAAAAGTAAAATTTATAGCAGAGGTTCATATAGCTCAATTTAATCCTCCTAACGTATCAAATACTGAAAACCTAGTAGGAACATTTAAGGTAACTCCTAACAATGTAGGTCGTGGTATTTTTGATTTTAGTCAAATTATTGAGAATTTTGTTAGACCTGATAATTTAGGTTCTTCACTAGGTGATGGAAGTACATACAAGGGCGTAACCTCTAAACTCTATCAACACCCAATACACTTGATTGACAAGTATTCTCAAAATGATAATTCATTACGTTGGTTGAAAATACAATTTGGAATAGAATACTTAGGAGCAGATAATACAAAACCTAATGATGTAGCTAGAGCAGAGGGAGTATCAGAAAATTCTGCAAACTTTACTTTATTCAATGGCTATTTAAAATTTACTGATATACTAGATTATAGTGGAGCTTCAAATCAAAACTTTGGTTACGATTGGCAAACTAGATTCTTATTAGATGGAGCAAGTAAAGAGTTCTTGACTAATGCACCTACTACTCAATATGCAAGTTTAAATGATTATGGAACGATGGCTTTCTTTAGTCCTGAAATTGTAGGAAATTCTCAAGTAGATAGAATAGATTTTTACTTTCACGATGCAGATGGACTTGGGCTTGGTTCAATAGAAGTAGACAAAACATTAGCAAATGGAGCTTGGGATTTAACAGGAAATTTAGGTTCAACATCAGGAGTTAGAATGTTATATTTTGGGGCTTTCCCTGCTAATCTATATAATTGGATGCCTTGGTTTCAAAATTTAGTAGACACAGGGCAAATACAAGGAGGATATTATGAAATAAGAGCAGAGAATCCTGCAAGTGGAGTAGTATCTAAAACATATACAATTCAACTAACTTGCCCTGATTTAAAATTATACAAACCAATTAGACTTTGTTGGTTAAATCAATGGGGGGTTTGGGATTACTTTACATTCAATAAAAAATCAGTAAGAACAATATCAACAGAAGGTTCTACATATACTCAATTAGCAGGTACTTGGAATGCAGAAACCTATAAGGTTCACGGATATAAAGGTGGTAAGAAATCTTTTAGAGTTAATGCTACTGAAAGAATAAAAATTAATACTGATTATATTAGTGAAGATTTTAATACAATGTTAGAAGAAATGATAAATAGTCCTGAGGTATATATGTTAGATTCTTTTCAAACTGATATTACAAATTCAGTACTTAATAATTATGTTACACCTGTAAGGTTAGTCACTTCTAGCTTTACAGAAAAGACAGTAGCAAATGATAAATTAATACAATATACTTTTGAAATAGAAAAGAGTAAAACACTTAGAACACAAGCTATATAATGAATGTACAACTGATTTTATATCCTCAAAATTATAGAGGTAGACATAGTTCAATGTCTAGTTGGGAAGGTGAATTTTTAATGGATGCTACCCTTAATTTTTTAACAATAGATTCCTCAACTGATTATGCAACAGCAGTAGGGCTTTCTACATTTCCTGCTATGTTTGACGCTATAAATAACAATGCTGCTATTGTCAATCAATGGCAACGATATAAAACACCTAACAATGTAATAGCACCAACAGGTAATGGTACTATTTCATTATATACTGCATTCCATATACCTGCTCAAGATTCAAGCAGTGGGGTATACCAAAGATTGTCATCATTGATAGTAGGTCAAAGTTATACCTTAACATTAGAAGAAGTGGTAGCTGTACCAACAACCATATATAATACGGTGGGATTACAAGTGAGTGCTTTTGCAGGAAATACAACTACATTAATTAATACATCACAACTTTTGACAGGAGGTGATACAACATCAGCATCTACCGTACATACTTTTGACTTTATAGCTCAGACTTCAAGTGATACTATTTTTATAAGTTTCTTTGGTCAAACATCACAAGAGATACATATTAATATAGCTTCTATCGCTGAAACAGGAACAGTTCCGGGCTTAGTTTATACAGACTTATCAGATGGTCAAGTGATAGTTGATTTATATGAAGATGAAGACATACCATTATCATTAAGTGTTGATGATTTTAAAAATACAGCAGAGAAAGTACAATCCTATTCTAAAGCATTTAATTTACCTGCAACAAAAAGAAACAATCAAATATTTGATAGTATGTTTGAGATAACTCGAACTACTATGAATGTTCTATCCTTTAATCCTTATATCAGAACCCAATGCGTTCTAAAGCAAGAAGGTTTTATTTTATTTGAAGGTTATTTAAGAATGTTAGACATTAGCGATAAAGATGGAGAAGTAAGTTATAATGTCAATCTATTTTCTGAAGCAGTAGCATTAGCCGATGTATTAAAAGATAGAACATTTGCAAATATTAATACAAATGAATTAGATCACGTTTACGATATTACTGCTATTACTAATAGTTGGAATGATTCAGGAACAGCTTTTCCTTATACTAATCCAAGTACATCAGGTTATAGAAGTGATTATGATACACTAAAATATCCTTTTGTAGATTGGACGAAACAATGGCTAATATCGAATGGAACTAATGGAACATCAGGTATGCCACAGTTAAAGAATTTAGAACAAGCATTTAGACCTTTTCTTCAAGTTAAATATTTAATAGATAGAATTTTTAAAGCTACAAATATATTTACATACACAAGTGACTTCTTTAATACAGATGATTTTAAAAAGTTGTATATGGACTTTAATTGGGGTGCTTCTGAATTTGGTTCAGTCTTAGCAATTTCCGGTACTTTACGTCAGATGTGGCAAAAAACATATACAACTACTCCTATATTTTATATTAATGAAACTTCTTATAATGCTAATTCATTTCTAAAATTTAACGTAAATGAAACTAACATAGGTGGGGTATATGATTATTGGGATAATACCAAATATAAGTTTACATCACCTGTAAATAATTTAGAAGTAGAATTATATTATCAAATTAAACTAAGAAGTTACGCAGGCACTTATGCCTATTATAATTTTCTTAGAGTAGGTAAATTTAATTCTAATGGTCAATGTATAGAAGTTCTTGCAGAAAATAATGCTAGTATACCATCAGGATATGCGAAAGACCTTGTAGGAACTGTCGATACAGTATTACAGGTAGGAGAATATATACAGGCACAAAGTTACGTAAGCCAATATGCAGCAGATAATGATAAAATTGGTATGAGTAATTTTTTAGATGCAGGGGGAGATCCACTTAAAAGTATTATGGAGTTTAAAGTCAAAAATCAAGCTCAAGACCCTTATGCGTTAGTTAGTAATTCAAGAGCAGATGTGAATCAATGGACTTTTTTAAAGGGGATAATGAATATGTTTAATTTAGTAACTATTCCTAATCCTGACAATCCTAACAATCTTTTAATAGAACCTTATTCTGATGTATTTATAGACAATACGTTTAGTAATGACGTGTCTGATTTATCTTTAAAGTCAAGAGGAGTTGAACACGATTGGACGGAGAAAATAGACATATCAAATATAAAGCTTGAACCTTTGACAGATTTAAATAAAAGAACAATCTTTAAGTTTGTTGAAGATGAAGACGATTGGGTTTTTAAGACTTACAAAAGAAATACTATAAATCCTGTAACAGGTGGAGGGCACTTGTACGGAAGTCAAATGTTTGATGCTAGTGCTTATAATATATTAGATGGAGACGATGAAGTGGTAGCAGAACCTTTTGCTGCAACAATTCCTACGCCACTAACTGCTGACCCTGTGTTTGCTGAGTTTATAGTACCTCAGATTTACAGTTCTACTGAAGAAGGAGAAACTAGTGGCTTTGCAAATAAGCCAAGAATTATGTACAACAACGGAGTTAAAACTTTAGCAGGAGTAACGTATTATATTCCTGCACAAAATAATGGTGCAGCAGTTGATGCACAAGATTCATATTTACAATTTAGTCATTTATCAGAAATAGGAACAACATCTAGTACGATAGATTTTCATTTTGGGGTTTGTCAGTTATTCCCACCTATTGGTCAGCCAACTTTAAATAATTTATATGAAACGTATTGGGCACCTTATTACAATGAATTGTACAACCCTGATACAAGGACTATGACTCTAAAAGTAAACTTAAATGCTGCTGATATTAATACATTCAACTTCTACGATACTGTAATGATTAAGAATAGAGAGTTTAGAGTAAATAAAATAGATTACAAACCAAATGACTTAGCAGTTGTTGAATTCATACTTATACCATAATGGCTACAATATACAAAACAGGATTCTCAGTCAAACCAAGCTTAGTAGGTAACACAGGTGTAGTAACTTTTACTGATGGAATTAATGATGTTATACCTAACCAAAAGCAATGTGAAGCATACGGATATTATTTTCACCCTGCAACAGGAACTTGTAGAGCTTTTAATTATAGTACAACTTTAAATACTAATGCTCAAACTAATGAAGGGAATGTTATAAAAGGGCAAGGGAATAGTGTAATAGGAGGAACTAGGAATACATATATTATGGGAGTTGATAATATAGTAAATGGTAGTTCGCAAAATAACATTATTATAGGAAATCAAAATGAAATTACAAGTGGCGTAAATAATACTTTTGTGTATGGAACTTTAGCAAACTCAACTGCTGACAATTCCATAGTATTGGGTGGTAATGCTCCTGCTGATATATTAGGAGAAAGACAAGTAACTACTATAATGTATGGAAAGCAAACAACTGATAATAGTACAACAAATGCTTTTTTGAATAATGTTACAGATAGCTTATATGCAATTCCTGAAAATGCTGCTATGTATTTCCAAGCTGATATCTTAGCAGTATGTACCGTTGGTGAAGGTAGTGTAGGTTCTTTTAAGTCTTGGGTAGAAAGAGGTGTTGTAATAAATAAAGCAGGAACAGCAAGTATAACAAGAACTAGAACATCACCTGCTTCATCAGGAACAACAACAGGATGGTCGCCTGTTTCAGCAGTAACAGGAACAGATTATGTATTAACAGTAAAAGGAGCAACAGGTCAAACAGTAGAGTGGGTGGCTAGTATTAGGTTCACTCAGTTTCAATCAAGAACAGCGTTATAATGGAAGATATATTAAAACTTATAGAAGGATACGGATTACCCTTAGTATTATTATTAGGAGCATTATATGCTTTATATCGTTTTTTAGTTTTTAGCTTATATGAAGTTAAAAATCAATTCTCACGACATCACGAAAGAGCTGCTGACAATATGAATGAGATTAAAAGAAAGATAGATATAATTTTAGAATTTATAAAGAAATAAGATATGGCAGATAAAGAAATAGAAATAAAAGTAAAGTCCGATATTGGAGATGTAACTAAAGATGCTTCAGCATTAGCAGGAGAATTTAAATTGATGGGCGTATCTTTAAATGATGTTAAGTCAGGAATAACAAGCGTTAAGAATACTGCTGTTGCTTCATTTTCTACTATTAAAGGAGCTGTAATGAGTACAGGAATAGGTGCTTTAGTTATTGCAGTAGGTTCATTAGTTACTTATTTTACTCAAACTAAAAAAGGTGCAGAACTACTTGAGAGACAATTAGCAGGGTTAAGAGTAGTTGTTAGGCAAATCACTAATATATTTGCAGGATTAGGTGAAACATTGGTAGGTGCCTTTCAAAACCCTAAACAAGCAATATCAGATTTATGGGCGAGTATTAAAGAAAACTTAGTCAATCGTGTTGAGGGTCTTATCAATTCATTTAAGGCAGTAGGTAAGGTGCTTAAAGGAACCTTTACTTTAGATTGGGATAAAGTAGCAGAAGGTGCTAGAGAATACGGAGAATCTATTTTGCAGGTAGTAACATCATACGATACTGAAGAACAACAAAAATTCTATGACAACATTAGAGGTATTAATGAAGCTATGGGTCTTGCAAAAGCTCAAGAAAATGCTAGAACAAAATCACTCCAAAATTTAGCAGATGCTCAAAGAAGATTAAGAGTAGAAACAGCTCAAGGTATGGCAACAATAGAAAAAGAAAAGTTATTAGCTGAAGATATTACAAAAAGTTATGCAGTCAGGGAAGCAGCAGCAGTAAGAGCTTTTAATAAAGAAAAGAACTTAGAAGATAGAAGAATAGATAATGCTGAGTTGGCAGTATTCCTTGAGAAACAAAGACACAAATTAATAGGGCCTGAAGGGGTTCAAGCCAAAGACTTAGACGCACTTGCCGACTTAGAAATTGAACTAGCTAATGTAAGGCAAGAAAGTGCAGGAAGGCAAATTAGTCTACAAAACTTTTTAAATGGATTAAGAGAGCAACAGAGAGCACAAGACAAGGAACGTACAGGAGAACTTACTAAACTACCACCATTATATGAAGCTGTTACAGAGGAGATAATAACATCTAATGATCATATCTTAAAGAATATGGAAAAGAATAATGCTCAAGAAGGTAAACTTACACAAGAACAAGTACAAATGAGATTAGATGCAGCTTCTAATGTAGTGGGTGCATTAAGTTCTTTAGCAGGAGATAATAAGGCACTAGCAGTAGCAGCAGCTACTATGGATACTTATGCAGCAGCCAACGGAGCTTTAGCAACAGGAAAAGGAACTCCAATCGCTTGGGCTAATGCAGCAGCTATTGTTATTTCAGGATTGGCAAATGTTAAGAATATATTGAAAACTGATGTACCCGGTGGAGGTGGAGGTGGTGGAGGAGGTTCTGATGTTTCAAACCTTTCATCATCTGTATCAGCAATGGCACCTTCCCAACAAATGGCTTCAGGTACCTTTAATATGACAGGGGCTATGGCTCCTGAACCTGTAAAAGCATTTGTAGTTACAGATGAAATGACTTCATCTCAAAACCAATTAGCTAATATAAGACGTAGAGCTACAATTTAAAAATCAAATAACTATTAACTAAATCTATTATATAATATGCCTTGCGAAGAATGCGAAAACGGAAAATATAAATGGGGAAAGACAGGAAGCTGTGAATATGATTCAATAGCTGAATGTGAAGCAGCCAATAAAGACTATTACGAAAAGACTACAACTATCAGAGAGCTTGTAATAAGTGACGATAGTCAAGAACTAGCGATTGATGCAATTAGTCTAGTATCATCACCTGCAATAGAACAAGACTTTGTTTACTTTGGTAAAGAAAAGAATAACTTAACATTTGCTAAAGTTGATGAAGAAAAGAGAATGTTGGTTAGTCCTGCATTGATACCTAACAAACAGATATTCAGATATGATCCTAATACTGATTCAGAATACTATGTATATTTTAGTACTGATACAGTAAGAAAAGCATCTGAACTTTATTTAAAACACAACAATCATCATAAAGCTACGTATGAACACCAAGATAGAGTATCAGGTGTCTTAACAGTAGAGAGTTGGATTAAGGAAGGTGATATGGATAAATCTAAATTATACGGATATGACCTACCTAACGGTACGTGGTTCGTGAAAATGAAAATCAACAATGACGAACTTTGGAATAAAATCAAAGAAGGTGAACTTAAAGGATTAAGTATTGAAGGTTACTTTACTGACAAGATGGAATCTATGTCTGATAAAACACCAACCAATGAGGAGATACTTGAAGCGTTAAATGAAATCATACAAAAATCAAACAAATAACTAACTTATCTATTATATTAAAAAAGAACTATGGACATTAAAGAACAAATATTAGTAGCACTTGGTTTGAATAAAACTGAGGAAGAAATTAAATTAGCTTGGCAATCTAAAAGCGAAGATGGGGGAACTATTTTCGTTTCTACTGCTGAGGAATTAGAAGCAGGTGTAGACGTTTCTGTTTTATTAGAGGACGGAACTACTGTACTTTTACCAATCGGAACTTACAAGACTGATACGGGTGTATCTTTCAGAGTTGAGGAAGAAGGTGTAGTTGGTGAAGTGATCGAATCAGAAACTGAAGAAGAAGATACAGAAGAAGAAGTTGAAGCAACGGAAGAAGAATTAGCAGTTGATGATGGTAAGGAAGCTGATGTTGATGATTGGGCAGGTATGGAGAAAAGAATTCAAAACCTTGAAGATGCAGTAGCAGACCTTAAAAGAGATAAAGAAGGTGGAGATGATGAGGTTGAAGAAATGTCAGAAGAAGTTGAAGAACCTTCTACAAACCCTAAGTCAATCAAAACAACTGAAGTAGTTGAATTTTCAGCAGAAGATGAATTAGAAAAATTAAAAGCAGAGAATGAAAAACTTAAAACGGAATTAGCAGAAAGTCCTGCTGATGCTCCAATTAACACAAATAAATTCAGCTCAGAGAAACCTGCAATTAGCAATACAAAATTGAAAAGGTTAACAAAAAGAGAAAGAATTTTCATGGGATTATCAAACAAATAATATAAACAAATAAAAATTAAAAATTATGGCATTTACAGTAACACAAGCGAATTTTAATGGGAAATCAGCCGGATTCTACATATCGGCAGCTTTAAACGAAGCAAAATCGTTAGAATATATGACGGTTTTAGAAAACATTAAGTACAAAGAAAACATCCAAAAGATGGCAGGTTCAGGTCTAGTATTAGACAATACATGCGACTTTAGTGATGCAGGAACTTTAGCACTGACAGAAGCAGTTCTTGAACCAAAGAGTTTACAAATTAACCTTGACCTTTGCAAGGCTACACTTTTAACTTCTTGGGAAGCTTTACAAATGAGAGCAGGTAGAGATGCAGGTGCTCCTGCTTCTTTTGAAGATTATGTAGTATCTTATATGGGAGAGATCATAGCTGACGCTACTGAGACTTCTATATGGGGTGGTGTAACAGGAACTCCGGGTCAATTCAACGGATTAACAGGATATTGGTTACTACCGGGTACTGACGCAACAGTTGTTCAATCAGCAGCAGCAGGTGCATATACAAATGCAACTATTATAGCTGAATTACAAAAATTAGTTGATGCTATCACAGGTGGTACAGCTAACGCAGTATTAGGTAAAGATGATGCTTATATCTATATGAACAATAAGACTTGGCAATTATACATTCAAGCTATTTCTGCATTAACAGGAACGCCATGGATGTCAATGAACAAAGATTATGAGCGTGTATTTGAAGGAATTAAGATTGCAGTTGTACCGGGCATGGTAGACAACCAAATGGTATTTGCTCAAAAATCAAACTTATTCTTTGGCACTGACCTTTTAAGTGACAGCACTAGAATCGGTATTATGGACATGGCTCAATTAGACGGGAGTGACAATTTAAGACTAGTAGCTCGTTATACAGCAGGTGTTGTAGCAGGTATTGGTGCTGACGTTGTAAGACAATCGTAAATAAAATAAATAATAGAAGCAGGGGTGTAAAAACCTCTGCATCTTTAACTCTAAAAAATAACACACTATGGCTTGTACGGCATTAACTAAAGGAAGAGGACTAGACTGTAACCGAGTATCGGGAGGAGTAAAGTACATCTATTTTGGAGTTTACGATCAATTCACTTCACCAATAGACGGAACAGGAATCGCAGTTACCAATTCAGAAATTACTGATATTGAAATGGGAGCAGGAACCGGTCTTTATAGATATACAGTTCCAAGAGGTTCAACAACAGTAAACGAAACTATTACAGGTAGTACTGAAAACGGAACAATTTTCTATACTCCAACTGTAAATATGATTCTTAACAGACTGACAAAAGAAGACCAAAATGAAATTAAATTATTAGGACAAACGCAAGTAGTTGTATTTGCTCAATTAAACGCACAATTAGCTAATGGTCACGATGTGATAGTTGGTTTAGGTGTGGTTAATGGGATGTCTATGAACGCAGGAACTGCTGATTCAGGAGCTGCATTTGGCGACAGAAACGGATACACACTTACATTTGACGGCTTAGAAGCAAATCCTTTCCCTATGGTTGCGGATTATACTACTAACCCATTTGACAATGCAGCATTCACAAATGTATCAATAACGACTTCTTAATCTAATTAGTAGTTTTCATATATTCTTGATTAGGGTGGGCTTTTGTCCACCTTTTTCTTTTTCATACTAACATAAGACAAATAAAAACACTCTTTTTCTATTATATAGTATGATCCAAGCAACTACTAAGACTGATTTAACCTTTTACATACAGACTGAGGACAATAGAATTGATACATCAGTTGAATCAAGTCATATAAGACATTTAGTAAAGTTTACTAATGATATGGATAAATCAGTACAGTATGGCTACTCAACAGTTCATTTAATTTACGATAGATACACTAAATTCAATTTCACTTATAATACGACTAAAGATGTATATACAGGGGCTGTGAATTTTTTACCGGCAGGTTATTGGAAATACGAAGTGTTTGAGGTTAGTTGGCCTCGTGATGGTGCAGTAGCAATTAGTTCAGGAAACGCACCTGTAAATGAAGATGATGTTTTACCTGTTGGACCAACTCACGGAGTAGTTCAAGGATTAGTTACAAAGGGTAAGATGTATGTAGCAGAGAAAGATGGAACTCAGCAGGTTCAATATACTCAGAACGCACCTGCTTCAGGAACAAATTATATATATTACGGACAATAAATAAATAAAAAAATGGCAATAGAAAACGTACAACAGCTTTTAGTAGAGCAATTAGGAAAGAACGGAGATACAGAAATTTTTACAACAGCAGCACAAACAGGTAAAGATTGGTACTGTGTTCATTTTCCTGTTGAAAGTGTAATAGCTTCAATAACTGTGGCTGATGCAACAGGAGAAGCAGCTTTGCATACTACAATGGTTGCAGGGACTACACTTTTTATGAACGTAACAGCAATAACTCTTACGAGTGGTGTTGGTATTGGTTATGCTGAAGGTATAACTACATAAGATATGTTAGCATTAAAATTAGGATTAAGTTTAAATACTATTAAACCGTATGGAGAATGGACTCCTGCCGGTGATAGTGGACTTGTTGCTTGGTATCAAAAAGGAAGGGGGGTTACTTTAGAACCTACAACTACTAATGTGCAGACTTGGGCTGACAGTTCAGGGAATGGACGCGATATGAAACAATTAACTCTAACTGAACAACCTGCTTATAATGCAGGAACAGGTATTATCACCTTTGATTCTTCCAAAACTCAAAACTTACAAACTGCAGGTCAAATTTCTTTAAGTGGAGAATTTACTATTGCTATGAGACTCAATATGGATACAGCAGGAGGAGTTCCAATAGCAGATAATACTTCAGGAGGGGAATTTATTAAATTTTCTACAAGTAGTCAAATGAGAATTAAAATAGACAATAGTCAAGTTGATATAACTTTAAATGGTGGAACTACTTTTGGTGACAATTATTTGGTTATTACTAGAGATTCTTCAGACAACATCAAATTGTATGTAGATGGAGTGGCTCAAACAGATACAGAAACTTTAGCAGGAACAGCAGATATTGATGCTCTAGGAGTTAGAAAACCCAATTTAAACCCCTTTAATGGAACTATGACTGAGATTCAAATATATAGTGAAGCAAATGCAACCCTTACTGCTAATGTAAACGAATACTTATCAAACTTATAATATGGAAAATATTTTATCAATCAATTTAGAAACAACAACAGCTCCAATAATACAGGAGGTACGTGGTAGAGACTACATTGAATACGGAACAGAAGATTGGAAAAATCTTTACCCTCAGTTTCTAATTGATTTATACTACAATTCATCTACCCATTCAGCCATTATAAATGCAACTGCTGAGATGATAGCAGGAGAAGATTTAATATGTACTGATGATGATGTTAATTTAGATGCTTACGTGAAGCTCAAGAAGTTTTTAAGACACGCTAATAGCAAAGAATCTTTACATCAAGTAATAAAGAAAGTAGCTTTTGATTTTAAGCTTCAAGGAGCTTATGCTTTACACGTAGTATGGAATAGAGAAAGAACAGAAATTGCAGAGATATATCACGTACCGGTAGAAAGAGTTAGGTCAGCAAAACCTAATGAATTTGGAAAGGTAGACACTTATTTTATATGTGCTGATTGGGCAAACACAAGACAAAACAAACCTTATCCAATCGCTGCTTTTAATGCTAATGATAGAACAGCAGCAAGTCAATTAATTTATACAGGTTCATATAGTCCGAATATGGATATCTATCATACACCTGACTATATAGCTGCAAATAATTGGGCTTTAGTAGATCAAAGGGTAGCAGAGTTTCATTTAAATAATATACAGAACGGTTTTAGTGGCTCGTACTTCATCAGTTTCGCTAACGGAGTACCAACCCAAGAAGAACGATTCCAAATAGAACAAAGTCTTACTGATAAATTCACGGGAGCCTCTAATAGCGGCAAATTTATTTTGACCTTCTCAGACGATAAAACAAGAACTCCTGAGATAACACCAATTAGCGTTTCAGATGCAGACAAACAATACTTAGCATTACAAGAACTTTTAGTGCAGAACATCCTCACAGGTCATAGGGTGACTTCTAAGACACTTATGGGTATTGACAGTACTAATGGCTTCTCAAGCAATACAGATGAGCTTATAAACGCTGCAAACTTTTACTTAAATACTGTGGT